CGACGTTCGAGTCCGAGTCGGTTACAAAACCGTGCTCTTAATCGTCGTCGTGTTCGACGTTGTCCATACGTCGATTCGAGAAATGGTCAATGCCCCGGTAGTTCAGGATTTACTGAGCTCCGTGGGCCACTTAACCAATCTCGTCTAGGCACCGGACCGTGAGGTCCGGACTCCGTGGTGACAGGTGCAAACCATCAACCACAAGCAAGGAGGCACCCGGTAGTGAATCGTAGTGACTCGTCCGACAAGGATGAGCTGTTTGGCGTACCCGATGTATATCGGGCTATCGCCTTCAGTCTGATCCCCTCGGACGCATCGGAACGTGAAGCGCGAGGTTGGCTGAGAAGCCAGCTTCCTGCACTCACGCCCGAAGCCGCTCGAGACATTTGCCGGGTGCACATGGAGGACGAAGTCCTCCGTGCCTGGCGAGTGGTCGAGGCCCACCCAGTCCTCGAAGTAGAGGAGAATGGGCAGGGCAACCTGTAGCAGAGTGCCACTAGGCTAAGGATCCTGAACTTCCAATCAAGGAGGTTACCCTGAGCGAAAGCCCGGGACAGGTGAAAAGCCTGATAACACTCTGGTCCCGGCTGGCGGAGGAATCCGCCAGCCTGTGTTGCACTAGCGCCACACGCGACCTGATAACTGTCGCGAGTCGAGTCGAACATGAGGGGTTATCGTTTTTCACAATAACCCTACCTTCCCTAGGAAAGTCAGCCCAAAGCTGGCTTGATCAGGGTAAGGTCGGGATCAACACAGCGTTCAGTAATGAACGCGGTGGAAGGCTCCCCCGATTTCTCGGAGGTTTCTTCTCCCGTGTGTTCGACCGGAATAGTGGCTTGTTACTTGACGAGCCATGCATCGAGTCCATTATCGCCATCCGTCAGTTAACTCTGGCGTTTGGCAAGATGGAGCTTGAGTGCTCGGAAGAGCGCAAAAGCAATGCGGTGCGTAACTACGTCAAGTGTGAGCAGGACGTCCGCCAGTTCGATAGCGAGCTCTCGGAGAGAGATCTTCGGGAGTTTGCTAGTATTTCGAACTTGCTGTTTGGGAGGCTATTTACCCAGGTGGATCGAGAGATCTACTATGGACTAGCTCTCCCTAAGCATGGCCCAGGATCAACTGCTGATGGACTTTCCAGTAATGGGAAGTACCGTCAGTCAGTCTGGACTAGGCGTCTGGAGGAAATATTTCCTTCAGGGGAAAACATCATCCCCAATTGGCGTTATTTTAGCCAGCTGGAGACGATCGACGTCCTCGAACCTGGTTCCGAG